AGGTTTGTTCATCAATGACCTGTCCCCCGACGACGAGCTGCACGCTCTCGATGAGTTGAGTCCAGTCAGAAATTTCAAAAGTCGTGGTTCCATTGTCTACGGTGAAATAGGTGTATCCGAGGAGGTCACCATTACGAGCGAGTGTGATGGAGGAATATGCGTTTGATTTCACGGCTCCTTGAATCTGTTGTTTCTCCACAGATTGTGCGAAAGGGGTGTGTCTTTTATAAGAAGCAGAAAAGTGACTCATTTCTGGTTCGCTCGAGATCCATTCATCTTGAGCGCCCAGGCACACGAGTTGGGCGATGCCAGCAGACATCTCTGTTACAATAGATTAAGAAAAATTAAAGATTCGGTCTCCTGCAAACAAAACGAAGGACAAAAAAATTCGCTCCCGAATCTGAGGAATTTTTAATGGTGTTCCCATTTTGGTCCAACAACCTCACCGACAACTTATCGATGCGACGAATGGGATCGATGTATTGAACAGCGATCGGATAGTTGTCCTTAAACGTGACCAAACTATTTCCACTCACGTGCGTCGCCGTGTCGGTGATGATGCTTCCGAAAGAACTGCGAACCACCGAGATGTTACCCTGGCCTGTGTGCACATTCGACGTGCCGGGAATGGCGGCGCGGTCGTTGAAGTGCGTGTCGAGTTCGTCGATGGAGAGATAGAGGTGTTCGGTCTGAACATTCGTGTGCACGTGCGCGGCCAAAAGTCTGGCTTGCACGACGTTTCGAAGTGGGTTTTGTAAGTGCGCGACAAACGTGTTCGCGCTGGCCTGACCAACGCTGTCTAACGTTATCGTGTGATATTCGTAGGCGAGGTCGGGAATCGTCGAATCCGATGTTACCAATGCCATTTTATATTAGATACTTAGATAATTTCGTAGTCGGCTTGCTCGCGCACCAATTTTTCGGCACCGCACACACCGCCCGGTCTACGCATGGAATACGTGCTTTCGCCTTCTAACCCACTCCCGGCCACACACTTGACATCGTACGGGAGGTCGAACAGAGAACCTTCGTTCTTCGTCTTGATGACCAAAGGCATCGGTTCGTAATAACTGCGCGCCGTGGTGATGACACAAATCAGAACCAGCACGAACGCAATCGCGGACAAGGCGCTGCGGTTGACTCGGTTGAGGTTGAACATTTTTATAATACATTGAGAAAATAATTAGTAAAGTGCGTTAAAGAATTTAATTACTTTTAAAGGTAGTACATTAGATGGAAGAAATCGTGCTGGACCGCGGCGAAACTAATGTGATGAAACTCGATGATGATGAACAACGACTTATGGATGAAATTCAAATTTCAGCCCCACGGCCGAAGAAGGCGCCGAGACCCGGTCAGAACTTCAGACCGCGACCCCCGCCTGCGATGGAACACCAGGAAGAGATCGATGCGTTCGTGAATCCGTACAAGCAAACCGAACAGCAGCCGCAAGAAGCCCCGCAGTACTTCGACGAGGACGAAGGCGAGGACTACGATGTCAACGTTGACGACGGCGGTGGGCACCACCACCAGTCGTACCAGGAGGAGCAGCCGTCGAAGGGGTATAACTCGGTCGACGAGGAAAAGAGTGACCTCCTTAACAAGTTGGCGAGGTTGGAACGTAAGGGGTTTAACGTGAACAAGCGATTGAACGCGTACAGCTCGGTCGAAGAACTACGAAGCGAGTACAAGCGGATCACGTACACGATCGATGTTGACCAAAGTATTAAATTTAGCCGAAGAGCTCTCATGGCTTCTGTTACCGGTTTGGAGTTTCTTAATAAGCGGTATAATCCGTTTGAGCTCCAACTCGATGGCTGGTCTGAGAGTATCATGGAAAATTTGGACGACTATGATGGAGTGTTTGAGGAATTACATGTTAAGTATGGCGAAAAGATGCAGGTTGCGCCCGAAATCAAGCTCATGATGATGGTCGGCGGTTCTGCCATGATGTTTCACTTGACGAACTCCATGTTCAAGGCGGCGATTCCGAACATTCAGGATGTGTTGAAGCAGAATCCCGGACTGACCCAAAGTATGGTCCAAGCTGTTCAAAACACCAAGCCGAGAAGCCAGGCGCCCAGTCCCACCGATGGTTCCTACGAGATGCAAGGGCCTGGGATTGATATCAGTAGTTTGATGGGTAACATCATGATGCCACCGCCACCACCGATGAACAGCTCTCCGCCCGTGATGCAAGAACCTCTCGTGGATGACGTCGAAGATGACATCTCTGACATCGTCGTCGAGGACTTCTTGGAGGGTGAAGAACCGGAAGAAAGTGACGTCAAGGAGGTAAACGTTCAGGAAAAGGAAAAACCGAAGAAACGGGGTCGCAAGAAGAAGACAGAAATAAATCTTTAGTAACTATAACACAGGATGATGGCATTAAGTATGTGCCCTTTGGAGGAGGAGGCGCCAATTGTTCGCGCCCCTCCCCAGAAACAGGACAAAAACCCGCCTCGCGCGGTTCCGACGATGGAGGAAGAAACTGAGTGTAACTACGTCATTCTTTTCTTCATCGTTGGAGTCATCGTGCTCGCATTGCTCGATGCTGCATAAAATACTTACTCTCCCACGAGTATTCCTCGTGGTAAAGTTAGTACGTATAAGAAGCTTTAGTGGTTGTGTTTGCTTTAATATTCAACAACTTTCCCCCAGAAGCGGTCATCATCTCGATGTAAAAGTCATAGTAATAAGCTGTCACCGCGAGACCACCTCTCGGTGACGTGTTGTTTGGGACAACGGAGAGCGTCGTCGCCGTCGTGGTCACTGTTTGTCTCCACGGATATGGATTCGTACCAGAAAATATGTTTTTTGTGCCAATCGCGATTGGAATCGTCGATGTTTGCGTGTTATCGGTGTGCCCACCTTGCACTTCCAAAACCATCGTGGACAGGTATTTGCCATCAGCGGCGTAGCGCAACATTGCTGTGATTTTCGCATAAAACGCACCCTTGTCAAATGTGAGAATAATATTTTTACCTTGGCTATCCAAGACACTGAATGTGGTGCTGTATTGTTTTTTAGCGAACGCACTCGAGTTGAAAATAGTACCACCCGCGACGTGAAGCGGTGCCAATGGTGACACGACACCGATACCAACAGCGTCACCGAATTCGATGCGCCCACCAAATATGATGTCGTCCTCTACCGTCAATGAACCCTGTACGACGACGTTCCCCCCACCCGGGTACAGGTATAAATCGTTGTCATTTTTGTTCATGTAAACATTGGAAACCCCTGTGGATGTTTTAAAATTCACGATGGCGTTGCTCGTCGTGTGTTCAACGAGGAGATTACTCTTGTACAGGTGAAGATTCGCGGTGGGTTGGGATGTGCCTATACCGACGTTACCATTTTTAATGATTGAAAGAGCGTCCACCTGTGTGTTGTTATTTAAATAACCTATGACCACACTATTACTCGTCGAACCTTTTTGTGCTCTCATGAAACCCCCGTATCCATCGTTTGTCGTGATTTGCATCGCCGTGTATTTAGACGCACTCACACCGGGTGGTGATTGAATGTTCACGAGTGTGACGTCGCTCTCGGCATCGTCGTAGACGAGTAAGGTGTGTGCCGGGTTTATCGCACTTTCACCGCTATTCACGAGGACTTTGCCATCGTTTTGAATTCGTAGCCGTTCGAAGTCACCAGTCTCACCGAAACGGAAAGACACGTCACTCTGTAATAATGATTTAAATAAGTTTTTACCACTCGATGTCTCCGAAAGAATGTGTAAATTTGATGTATCCAAAAAATTGTCTTCTTTTATTTTAATATTCCCTTCCACATACAAACGGGTATCCGTGGCGAGGTCGTCTTCGGTGGAGTTGATGAGCACGCGTCGCTCTTTTTCAATACTGAGCACTGGGCGAACAAAATAATCGATGGCACCGATATCCGCGGCATCATCCAAAATGTCATCGACGTTACCACTCGTGATAGGGCTCGCGGCGCTGTATGTGTTGAACACGTGTCTGGCCGCGATGTGTCGAATTTGGTCAGGGCCGTCGCTCCCCTCGGAGTTGTCTGTTTTAAATAAAACAAGTTCAGTTCTTCCCTGCGTACCATAGGTTTTTTCTCGAAAGAAAGTTTCATCCGTGCTGTCACTGCCAGCGGTGACACCCTTGAAGGAGAGTTTATTTCCAATCCTGACGTCTCCGTTGACGTGTAACTGGTCCGTGGGGTCGTTCACGTTAATCCCGACTTTACCGGATGCGTCTATGACAAATCTGGTCGCCGTACCTAACGCAGAGGCATCGTTTGCAATTTTAAATTTAGAGTTGTCCCCGAATGCCCCACCGACCGACCAACCCGTCGTCGCACCCGTCGTGACTTTGTAGCTACTGAACGCGTCCCCACCGGCATCATTTACCTCCATACACATGATTGCATCCTCGTTATCCACGTCGTTCGCGTTGTAGACTAAAATACCATTGGTTCTTGGATTTTCAGAACCAGAGGCACGAACTTCCAGTTTCGCGACGGGCGTGTGCGTTCCTATGCCCACGAGACCATCGGAGAGAAAAGTCATGATGACGTTTGATGTGGCGTAATCATTGTGCGCTAAATTTAAATCTAACCGAGTTCTCGAGGTGTCGTTGAGGATGGCGTGTTTACCCACAGACAAACTCGCCCGCGCCCCTTGTGTGGTACCCGTGGTCGCGTCTCTGCACATTTGTAAGACTGGTCTCATGTCATCCGCGACGTTCGCGAGTCTCGTGTTTGTGATTGTCATCGGGCACGATTCGTGATAAAAGTTATTTCTCGCGGTTACTTGCGAGTTCACGAAAACATTTCCAGTGACCTGCAGGCCCAGGGGTTGGGGTGTGCTCGTGCCTATACCAACTCTACCGGACTCTAATATCGTCATCTTTGGATTTCCCATCACACCCGTAGAACTCACGTGCACGTTGAATCCTTTGCCACTGAGCACGCGACTTTGTAGATACGTGTGTCCCAAAGATGGGTCCACGTAGGACCGCATCCCGGTGTTACCCCCCCACGGGTCACCCAGCGTAATCGCATTACTCCCGACGACGTGCACGCTTCCACCTATCGTGAGATTTGCCGACGGATTTGTGTTTGCGATACCAATCATGCCACGAGCATTCATCACGAGACGTTCGGTATTTTTAGTCTTCAACTTGATGAACTGCTTCGCGACATCGGTCGCGCCGGACGATAGTTCTATGACACTCACGTTAGCCGCGACTGCCCCAGCTTTGAGCACGAGCGAATTATTTGTGTTGTCCGAGCCATAATCATCCGCGTGCACGACGATGCCCCCCGTGGATTTAATGTAATTGTCCTGGTTCGAGTCGATGTTCGACTTCCCACCGAGGCGCACATCACCACCAACGTGAAGGGCTTCATCGGGGCTATACTGACGAATGCCTATTTTATCGTCAGCCATGAATCTTTCGCTCACCACGTTGCCGTGAAACACGGCCAGGTTAGCGCCTACCTCATGCATGTGAATGTTTGAACCTATGCAAAGAGTGTGCACGGGGTTTGTGTTTGCGATACCAACTCTGTCTGTCGCAAAAAGTGTCGTAAACGCCGCGCGTCCATCAACCTGAAAAATATTTGAGGCGGCGTCGTCGACGACAACGTTAGAACCCAAATTAAATCCATGACCAAACGTCATGCGTTCGGCGTAAATGTTCCCTAGGACGTTGAGGACATTAGACGCCGTGTCGTGCGCCCATAGGTTTGCACCCACGTTTAAGTGATGCACGGGATTTACATTCCCCGCACCGATGTTGTGTATCGTGTACACGTTCCCATACACGCGAACATCCACGTTTGAATTTTGAAGAATATTGATGTTATCATCTTCGGGACCTGAGATTGTTCGACCAACCTTAATTTCCCCGGGATTTGGAAAGTACCCAATAAAAACATTTGAAGGGTCTTGGTGAAATAAAACAGCGGTGTCGAACGTCCCGGAGTCGTTTCCAGAGCCGACTTCTAAAATAGCGTTCGTCACAGACAAGTTTTCTTGACGCCCATAGATGGATGTGTCTGTGACGTATACGTTTCCTTCGACGTACAGGTTGCCGTACACCGTTATGTCACCTGTCGTATCTACGTTGCCAGTCACGGCGAGCACTGGGTCACCCACATCGTTAATCACTAAGTTTGCGCCGAATTCAAGGCCCTCCTCGATTGTAATCTTAGTGGCTGTGATGTTACCAGTCAGTGCGAGGTCACCCGAAGCACTGATGCCCTGGGATATGATTAAATTCGCACACGACACGTTACCTTCCGCGACGAGTAAGTGTGCCCCTTCACTATCGACGTACACGCGCTGTCCCGTCTCGTTGACCTGGAAAGGGAAGACGGCCGATGTCGTGTTCACGCCGAGTTGGGTGCTCACAAACACCTGTTCTAACTCTGTACGCTTTTTGACGTAAAGGGTTGTGGCACCCTCGTCATTCATCCACAAGTTCGAGCCTAGGTCAAGGTTATGTATCGGATAAAGGTTTGAGATGCCAATGTTCGACGTGAATACATTCGATGCTTCTAAATCACCAGTAAAAATATTTTGCTCCACTTGGTTACTCAAGTCCTCTGTGGGACGCTGAGGGTCCAACCGAACAAGAGTGACCTGGTCAAATTTACCCGTACTCCCTAAGAAGACCATATTCTACTTTAACTTCCGAATAAAATTCCACCTAAACCATCCTTCAATCGGAGCACGTTGTACGAAACTGCGATGATATGTAAGTCCTGGTTACTCGGTCTCGCCGACCCTTTCTCGGCTCCACGGAGGATAAGTTTTGCTGAGTCAAGACGTGAAAAGTTCGTCGTACCAGTCGGGAAATATTCCGATGCATTCAGACCGAAGTGATACGCGAAGAACCGGGTGTAAAACGGATTCGAGTTATCGTTGTTGAATTCACTATTACCAAAGCACGATTTCAAATAGTTTTGAACCGTGTGGAAATATGTGGGTGTCATTTTTTCAAATAAAATTTGACCATTCAAAAGAATGTCGGCTTCTCTGAACGTGAAACGATCGGTCTCTTTGTTATTTAACATTGCGTTGAAACCAAAAAAGATTGATTTCACTGGGTGCGAAAAATAGGACATGTCCACGTTGTTGTAACCACCAGTTTGAACGATGTTGTCGACCACCGTTTCCAAAGGTGCCCTGATGGATTGTACTTGTGTCACTAATAAATCCACTTGTCGACTGACCAGTTGTTCTCTCTCACGAGTATCCAGGTACACGAAGTTCGCGTACACTTTCAAACTTTTCTGAGCCTGCGTGCGCCCATAATCCGAAAAATGTGTCGCTTTAAAATTTACTTTAACCTCAACTTCGTGATAGGCCAGACAGCACAGAGGTAAAAATGCTTTGTGGTCGCAGAAAAAGAAATGAAGGGGTTGAAAATTCGTATCCGTCGTCGACACTTTGTTGTTAATTTGCGTACTCTTCGTGTACGTGTCCGCGAGGTAATTCGTCCAGATGTCCGAAATGTATTCAAACGGCTGAGAATCCACTTTTTGCCCCCCGATGTAAAGATCTATCGTGGATTCGTAAAACACGTTCGCCACGATGTGCCCCTCGACCCAAAGTGCGTTGATGATGTCACCATCCGGGGGAATCTTAAAACTCCAGTTATTTTCATCAAGGGTGGCGATGTGCTTCGGGGCTTGTGAAAAATTTGTATGTCTTGTGTATTTCATTTTAAAATGGGACATGTCACTATCGTCGTTTGTTACGTAAACATCCTGCACGCCCTTACTCACGAGCGAAACGAGAGCCATAACTATTATTAAGATATATTTAAAAATAGACATTTTCCCTGAGGTAGTTCCTTGTTCTCCGCCCGTTCACCACCACTTCCATGAATCTTAAATCCACCGGCTCTGTACACTTTGAGGCGTTTGTACCACATAGCCGTGAGCAGGCTCCACTGGTCACTGATGTCGTAAATGTGTGGATTGTTTTGTTTCCCCTTCGTCTCTCGCATCACTCGTCCGATGCTCTGCTGAATGTCAGATTTCGGCGTCGCTAATATGACGGTGTCGAGGGTGGGGATGTCTAAACCCTCGTGTGCCTGAGAAAAAGTTGCGATGATTATTTTTTTTGTCGAACTCTCTTGAAGGTCTTTCTCTTTCATGCCACCCATGTAAAGTCCAGAATTTTTGGGGAAACATTGATTCAACATCTGACAATGTAAACGTCGGTCGCTGAGCACTAAAAGTTGTCTCGACCCCGCCGAAGCTTTTTTAATGAGTTCCACTAACATTTGATTTCTTTGCCGACATTCCACGAGTTCGGTGATCATGTTCACGAGTGAAATCTTACCGAACCTCGTGCAGGGTGGCGGATTTTTAAACATGGGGTGCTCGTATTTCACGGGGAAAACTTCAACCTGTGCTTGATTTTTTCGTTCCACGGCAAAAAATGTGGGACCCATGAACCAGTGTAAGACTTTCGTCAAACCATCTTTACGCTCAGGGGTTGCCGAAAGTCCGAAGACGTGACGAGGACACATGCGAAAAAGACTTTGTGAAAACACTTTGGCACAAATGTGATGCGCCTCATCGACGATGAGTGTCCCGACGGAATCGAAATCATCGAAAGTGTACTCCTTCAACGACAGGGATTGCAACATCGCGATGACGAAGTCCGCGTCGGTTTCTTTCTTATTTTGCTGAACGCGACCGATGGACGCACCCGGGCAAAACTGCCGAATCCGCTCCTCCCACTGCGCCGCGAGAAATTCTTTGTGCACGACTATCATCGTTCGATACCCTAACTTACACGCTATGGCCAACGCCACGGTCGTCTTTCCATATCCACAAGGGAGTGAAAGAACGCCGTGACCTGCTTTGAGAGCTGCCGCGAGTGCGGCGTTTTGGTGTGTGGCGTCGCGGAGAGTCCCACTAAATTTGATGTTTGTTTTCGCGGGAGGGGGGCGTCTGTCTTCTCTAGGCTCGCCAAGTTTAGAAGTTCCGTAGAATCTTGGAACGCAGATTCCATTCTTAGTCTTCCGATATACTCTAAAAGGTGGCGGAGGGAATCCAAAATCGCCATTCACCTCGGGTCTTACCGTCAGTTCTTTTTTTATTTCAGAGAGTGGACCATCAGAAATAATGTATCCACTTCTCGTCAACATTTAATAATTTAAAGAGTATTAACTTTAATTTATTAAATGCCGCTCGTCAGTGTCGAAGAAAACATCAAAGGATTACAAAATCAAATTATTGAAATGAGTCAAGAAATTCATAGACTCGAAGGCATGTTACGTGTTTTCGTCGAATTCCAAAAGAATGGTCTGAAGGAGGTTGACCTCCCAGGCGCCCTTCCGAAGGAGCGAATTGAAGAAGAAGAAGAAGCCGTTATTGAAACGTAGGAATGCGCTATTGGCGACGAGTCGCGCGCGCGGGGGATTGCGTTGGAGTCGAAAACGGGCTGTACGGGAT